ATTCTGAGAATGATCTATAATCATCGATTGGTAGAAATGAGCAATTAAATATTCGAGTATTATTTAACTCTACAGGAGTACCTCCGAACTGCAATGAACGCATGGAAGGTAATACTTTTTTATTATAAACAAATTTATATGCATTTTCTATTTCATCACTTAATTGAGGAAATTTATTTAAATGCATTTTTTTATTTCTATCCGTTATTCCATTCCATGTTTCTCTTCTTTGTAACTCTTTAATATATCTAGAGTATTTCATGTAAACCGTAATGTCGCTCAGCACTTGTTGTGTTATGTTCATATCTTAAAAAAATTAAATAAAAGCGGATAGAATACCCAGACCTGATTTTTCAGGTTAAAAAAATTTATATAAAAAATACTAGTTTAAAAATTAATCAATGTTAGTATTTAAATAACTTTGATCGTTTGTTTCTCCAGGCTCTAGAGATAGATTTGATTGATTTGGTAGTTCAATTTGCGATATAACATTACCTTGACCTCTTGTTGTAACTAAAGTATTATCATAGTTTGTAATATTTTTACTATTAATAGCAATTCCGCCCTTTTTACCTTTGACGCTTAATTGACTTTGGGATGTTTGATTTAGTATACTCATAATTCTTTATTTTAAATAAATATCATAATATTATCCGATTCCGCCTAATTCAAAAAACTTTTTACTTAATATTTCTCTTTCATCTCTATTAAAATTATTTATTTTACCACCTACGGTATTTTCACTACCTTGTTCTATATTTGACTCATCAAATTCAGTATTATCAATTGTAATTTTGCCGACGGAAGTATTTATTACAGCTCCATATGACATTCCGTCCATACCGTATCTATTTTTCATAATATGAAATCTACCTGTACCGTTTACTTTATCCTGTCTTTTTCTTGATAATGACATTGCAAAATCAGCTATCATAATTTTATCATAGGATCCTGCTGCTTTATCTCCTTCAATAATATCATCCTTAGCTCCTGCTCTATTTACTTGTGATACCGTCCATACTGGTACTTTTAATTCTCTTGCAAGTCCTTTAGCTGCAGTATATACATCGTCGATTTCATCTTTTTTCTCGGTAGATTTACGCTTAGATTTTAATAAATCTACATAGTCAATAATGATAAGATCCGGTTTATTTCCTAAATCAGTACATTTTTGAATATGGGTTTCAATAGTATTTATTGATGCTCTTCCAGGAGTATATTCTTTTACAATTAATGTTCCTGGTAGCTGGTCTATTACGTTATTTAGTATATCTTTATTTATTTCAAGTTTTTCTATTGATGTTTCTGAAAATAATGCATCGTATCTTTTTGCTACATATGATTCAGATAACTCTAATGTATAGTGTAATACGTTATATCCTAATTTTACTGCAATAGCTCCGATAGCAACTAAACACCATGATTTCCCTCCTCCAGGATTACCAAATATAATTCCAAAATCACCTGAACCTAATCCTCCTTGTAACATTTCATCTATTATACTCCATCCTGTAGGTACTGCTCCTCTTTCTTCTTTACGATATCTTGACTCTATATCTTTTTCATATTCATGACCTATATTTTTGTCCTGTCCTGATTTTAAAGCTGAGTCGATTATTGTTCTAATGTCATCGTACATACCTGACTGTAGTAAGTCTACGGATGTTAGTAATGCTTTTTTTAGTTGCTGATTCTTACAGAAATTAGCAAACTCTTGCTCTATATAATCCTGATCTTCATTAATAGTTTTAAAAGCTTCTTTTAACTGCTCTACTACTGATATTTTTAATATCTCGTTATCGATTTTTTTAACTTCAATATGTAATGAATCTAAGGTAGCAACTGTATGATATTTGTGATAGTATCTTAGAATTTCTTCGACAAGCCATTTATGAGCGGGATTATCAAAATATTCAGGATCTAATACATCATATATATTTTGTAGAAATTCTTTATGTTTTAATAAAGATGTTAATACCTTAACTTGAAAACTTGATCCGTACTGGGATAATTTATTTAGAGCCGTCATATCCTTAATTTAATAACCTATTTTTAAAATATCAACTTTTATTTTTAATATGTGTAATATAATCAAAAACATCAAATAGCCACATTGCAGTATTAGGAATAGAATTCCCTAAATTGTCTTCTGCATACATATGTAGAAAGGACTGTCTGTCAATGTGTTTGCTTGGGTTTGCGATGATATCTTCTATTGTTAGTATATCTTCTTCAGGAACATTAGGACTGTGGAGATCCATTAGCTTTTCATTAATCTCTAATTGGTTTCGGAAGTTATATACTGATTGGTATGCTTTTTTACTATCTGCATTATCTTTACTATATTGTAATATCTCTTTTAGCGGGATTTTTCTTTGGCTTTGTAACTGCGGAAACAATTTAATTAATCCTTTAGGTCCTAGTCCTCGAACCCCAGGAACATTATCAGATATATCTCCTAATAATACTTTATGATTAAGATAATTAATGGCAGGAATTAATAGTTCTTGTTTAACTTCTTTAGGAGTATAGAACTTTTTCTTTATAGGAGAATATACAGTTACTCTGTCTGATACTAATTGAATATAATCTTTATCAGATGACATTATATGTACGTGACCTTCTAAGTTGTTAGCTAAATATCCTATAACATCGTCTGCTTCGATTTTATCTATGCAAAGTAAATCTACAGGCAGACATTTTAAATATTCTATTAGCCTTAATACTTGATTAGTAATGGATTCGGCTTCTTCTTCTCTTGTATCAAATGCGTCCCAATTAGTTATCTTTTTAAGCTTACGATTAGCTTTGTATTCCGGATAGAGATATTGTTTATTTGTTGATCCTCCCATTCCGTCAAAAACTAATATTACTCTTGTAGGCTTTATAAGCTTAATAGCAAATCCTATTGATTTTAAATAACCGGTTAATCCACCTATATGATTTCCTTGAGAGTTTAAATGATTGATCATCACAAAGCTTCTCAAAAAAGTATTCAAGGAATCAACCAAGAGAACCTTATCATTTGTAAATAAGGTCTCTTGCTTTGATTCTTTTAAACTGTCAAATATTGTTCTAAAATCTTTATTCATTAGAATGATCAAAAATGTCTCTAATATCCTCTTTCATCTCTGATTCGATAACTACTTCGAAATCACCTCCTCCTAGTATTTTTAACCATTCATCAGAATGAGCTTTTTTATATATATCTAGTGCTTTTTTATCATCTTGAATAAATCCATGAGGAGTCATTATAATGTTTCCTTTAGTATCTACTCCTGATATGTGGTTTTTCTCTACGTGAACTTTAGTACGTTTAGCAAATGTTACATCCTTACCTCCTTTAATTGCTTTAATTTTAGAGGTACCTTGGTTTGTAATATTACCAAAAGTAATAATCATAGTAGAATCAAACCACATAGTGTCTCCGCCTTTGTTTTTCATCCTTGGCTGCTCCATAGGCATGTTAGGTTTTGCAACCCAGACTTTATTAATAGCAACTAATGTATTAGTATATGGATAGTTGGTTTTTCTAGATAATAATACTCGCTGATTAATGAAGTTTCCGAATTGTACCGACATTGCTCCAGCATTCCATTCATTATTATTAGATGATTTTTCTACTGACATTTTACAAGGAATAGATCCTATTGAATCCCAGAAGAAGCAGATATCATAAGGTAAGTTTCCTTTTTTCTGCTCATCTAATAAGTCGTTAATAAATGATGCAACGTCTTCAATAGTAGTTATACTGCTTCTATCGGTATATATAAAAAATCCTTTATAATCAACCACTTCTCCAGTATCTTCATCTATAACATCTTCCACTTGAAGCCCCATCATTTTAGCATGTTCCCATGACCATTTCATCTCAGTAATAATGAATACAGGTAAGATACCCATTTTCTGAGCATTTACTGCTGCTTCTAATAAAGCAGTAGTTTTACCTGTATCTGAGTGACCTCTTAAAAGGGTAATATGCCCCTGAGGAATACCTGGTACTGATACAGCCTCTCTAAAAGCATCGGATAAAGGGATCCAATTTTGTTCTTTAAATTTAACACTTATACCTCCTAGGTTTTTACCTTTTTTAAACTTATCTAAATCATACTTACCGTTTATCGCACTCGATATGCTAGCATTTAAAGATACTTCTTTTGTTTTAGCCATGTATTATATTTAATTAAAATGGTAAGTCATCATCAGCTACATCTGGTTCTGATATATCGCTAAATAATTTATCTAGCTCTTCGTCGATATTTTTCTTTGATGATATTGAATATTTATTTCCTTTACCTACAGGTACTATTTCTGGAGTAGATGTTCTACTAGCTTGTGATGCAGGAACTGGTGTTTCTTGTGAAGGTTCTTGTGTTTCTGTTTCAGGAGTTAACCATTGAAGTAATGCTTCTTTCATTTCCTCATATGGATGCTTCTTAAATAATTCCATAGGATTTGGCTGTGTTTCTAGCCATGACTTAACATCACTTGCGTTAGTGGATAGAGGTGTAATTTTTGTACGTACCCTAACTGATGTTTTATTATATGATCTTCCTGATTGATCAGGTCCAACTGTATCTACAGTAAGATCTCTACCTTCTACCGGATCAGTAAAGTCACCTACATCTTCATCTTCTAAAATCGCTAGAAGTTCCATATACACCTCCTTTCCGAACTCCCATAACCGTACTCCTTTGTCTTCTTCACCTCTTACAACAACAGGTGCAAACACTCTCATTTTAGGCTGTAATTTTTTAGCTAAAGCCCAGTTTTCTCTATCGTTAGATTTACTAATCTGTGTAGCAAATTCAACGATTGGATCCTTTTCCTCAAAATTAGTTAAGGAAATCATAGTACGATTACCTATTCCGTAATGGAAAAATAATTCTTTAAAAGGCCATTGTTTATTGTGTGCCGATGGAATCATTCTGATTGAATGCTTTCCTATGGTAGGCTTCCATATTATCGTTGATAGGTCTTTTCTAGACCCGCCTGATTTTTGCTGCATGGCAGCTAGTTTTGATTTGATTAGATTTAAATCCATTTGCGTAACTTTAAATTATTAATGAATAACTATATTATAGTGATAAAAAATAGAAAAAACAACTTTTTTTGAAAATAGTTTAAACTAATACTATTTTATTGATTTTAGTCTCAAGTTTTCTTAGATCAGAGCCCTGTGTTAGTAGAACAGTATTTTTAAAGTCAAGCCATTCTACCTTGTAGTTAGAGTCGATTACACCTTCATTTAACTCTTTAATTAGCAGATTTAATGCATTTATAGTATAAAGAGTATTAGTTTCTTTTTTGCGATGAAGCAATATGGTATTTGATATAACTTTTGAATTTGAATTTATAGGATCAATATTATACGTACATAATAATTCATCACTATCTTTGGCTTCTAATATAAATATTTTACCGTATAATATAGAGTAGTGTGATTTTATTGTATTAAGAGTTTCTTCCAATTCCTCATGGGAGGTAAAGGTACAGAATAACTTATTCATTATATCTTGTAACGTGTATGTTGTATCCATTATAAATAGTCTGTTTTTAATAGGGAATGATAATTCTTTCCGTATTTTGTTTTAGATGTTAGTTTATGATCCTTAATTATTTGCTTAATCTTTAATAAAATACCTTTTCCATCTTTTATATTAAAATCGATAAGAATTGAATCGTATACTACTAATGAAATAAAGCTATTTGTACTTTCTAATAGATTATTAATGTCTTTTAATATAAGAACATTATTTTGGGTTTCCAAATTTTGAATGATATAATTAAATAGTTTTTGAGGATTTAGTTCTTTGATTTTATCTTTATGGAGTATTCTTCCGGTTGGTAATTTTATAAACCCTTGATTGTTAAACGTATCCCAGTTATTATTAATATATTGTTTTATTTTTTGGAAAAACTCTATATGTTCATAATCTTTATGGAATCCACCGTATATTTGCTTAAACGTAATATTCTTAGATTCTGAATACTGCTCTTCGGATAATGTATTACATTTAAAATATTGTTTTCCAAGTATGGTATGTATAGATTCACTGCTATCTATTTCATAACCAATTAATTTAGATATTAATCGTGGATGATATCCGTCAAAATCAAACTCTATAAATACATCATTTAATGGGTAAAAACTTTCCCTTGATTTATTATCCTTGTTTAATGCTAAGAAATTTATTCCATTGAATGAATTAGTCGGTCTTCCAGTTAGGTTATATAAATTATAGTAGGTATATATTAATTCATCCTTAATAGAGTACGGTTTCCATGATAATTCAAAATGTTTATCTAAAGTTTTTTCATCTATTAATATTCCTTTTTCTTCTACTCTTTTATACTCATTAATTAATTGATCATATATATTATTATTATCTTCTAATCCAATATATTTTTCAATTGATTCATATATACATTCACATCTTTCATAATGCTTAGAAATAGGAATTATTTTATTTATATCTGGATTATAGTAATGCTTCGAGTAAAAGTTTTTATATACTAATGGATCACAGTTAGTATCAGTAATAGTATTTTCTTGATCAATTATTGTAAAATTAATATCAACTAGATTATCTGATGGAATAAAGTATGAATGATACTTTTTATCTATGCAGTATAGTTTCTTATGGCTAGATAAAAATTCTAATATGTCGCTAAATTCTAATGGAAATGTTTCGCTATGATCAAACGCAATTATA